ACCGATTCCTCGGAAGGCTTGTATTTGTAGACGTTTAGGACCGTGTTGTAAGTAGTCAGCGATTGCGTATTGAGCGCGTGTAGGCGTAGGAAGTTCAAGCTGTCCCCATAAAGCTTGTAAGAACAGCTTGAAATCATCTTGTAACGCCTCTAGGACGTTTGTCATAAATTAATCATTAAATGCAGATCGGCCTGCGCCTCTGCCTGATGTATTGGATGTTTTAGGTGAAAATGTATTCATCAAGTCACCAACCGTGGCACCTATTGATAGTGGTGCAACTACTGGAGCAAGGGGTGCAAGCATCGGTAGAATTTTAGACGCACCGTTTACAATTACTGGTGCAAATTTCTTGACTATAGGTTCAGCAACTGCTTTTACCGCTGGTATACCTACCCTTTGTGTAAGTTGTGAGACTCCTTCTCCTATAACTGCGGATTGAGCAGCTCCCATATAATTTCCTTGTGCAGCTTGTTTAATTGCTTCCGGGTCTAAAGCTAACCCTGCAGTTGCTCCCATACCACGTGCATTTAGCCTAAGCCCTCCTCTATCAGATATTAATTTTTTATAGCTGTGGATAATTTTTGGACGAAGTTCTGGTGACCTAGCAATAGGTCGCATTGTTGCAATATCTTCTGCAGTATTTGTAGATTTATATGCATCAGCAAGCCTAGGGTCTGCATTTCTTACCGCTTGTACTCGTGGAGAGTCAGTGATAATGGCATTTTCAGCCATGGCAATCTGTGTCTTAACTCTTGGAGCAAGAGCTTCAGCCAATGCTTCTTCATCAGCTAGTTCTGCAGCAGTCAGTGGTTTTGAAAATCCAGCGGTACCATATGCATGAGCTGTAGTACTTTTGTCTGGATTTTTAGGAATCGTTTGTCTTTCTAATCCACTTGCATTGTTATCTGATTTGTGTGCATAATTTGAGAATGATAAATCTCCTCGTACATTTCCAGATGGACCTGTACTTTGAGCAAACTCCATGCCAAACATATCTTCTAAACGTCTGACAGCCCCCCTAATTACGCTAGGATCGGATCTTAATGAGCCACCTGTGCGTTGCTGCACTAAATGGTGAATAGTGTCGTCAGATAATAACTGATAAGCTTTCATCGTATCCTCTTCCATTTTGCGTATTGCTTTTTGAAGAGGAGCATGATCATAGCCATGTTTTGCTAAAGAGTTGTCAATTACATCTCCGTAGCTTTGGATATTCCAATCAATATTGCTTAGTGCTTTTCTTACTCGTTTAAGTTCAGAAGATGTCTTCCCAGTAGCTTTTTGTACTTTTATTAGCTCGTCTTCAGCATTTAAAAGTAATTCGTGGGCAATGTCGTGTAATTTATTTAATTCTGGTCCATGACTAGACATAAAAAAAGCCCCTTTCGGGGCGTGTAATTAATTAGTTATTCAGTAGCCTTTCTTGACTGGCTTTTTCTTTTTCTTCTTAGGGTGTGTATGTGAAGCGATCTTTAGTCCGTGTCCTGGCTTATGCATTTAATTAATATGGGATAGTATTAGTCCTTCTCTTAAAAGGTTTTGTCCGAATTGCTCTCTCATCCAAGAGCGCCAATGTTGACTTCCTTTGTCCTGATTGCACTTGGTACACGCTGGTACAACATTCGATGAAATGTCTTCTCCTCCCTTGCTACGAGGGTGAACGTGATCCAAAGTGAGTTGATGTAGTTCATAAGTTTCTCCGCAATAAACACATGTACAGTCAAAATGTTCTTTGATGCTGCGCCTCCAAAGGCGCTTAGCTTCAGAGGATGTCATGGTTATTAGGTTGTAAAGGTAATGTTCAGGAGTTGGAAGTAGAGGGGTCATGTGTTACGTATTTTTAATCGGCTTTTACGGTTCTTAGAAGGTTTTTGCAGCGTTACATCGCTAGCTTTCTTTCCTCCTTCTTTACCGGGTTTATGTGCGACATCTTTGCCGTCACCATTCCCGTAAGTACCTTTAGCTCGATTAGCTGCATTAGCTGCAGTACGTATCTTCAACCCTTTCTTTGTCTTGTTGTATTTAGCCTGTTGCTTAAGTCGTTTAGCTTTAGCCGTAGGGTTTGAGTTGTAATAACTAGCTGTGCTTCCTGCCATAAAGTCTGCTCTGTACAAGTTCTGGATCAATGGTCGGCATAATGCCTGCAAGCTTTGAAAGAGGATTACCTTCTACTGCAACACCACTGATGTCATTTTTGGCTAACCAATCACAGGCTGCTTTTAAGTCTTGAGTAGAAGCTTCGCCGGACTTCACACGGTTTAGAAACTCTGTAGTTACTAGGTTGTGTAGTTCGTTAAACTGCTCTTCACTTGCTTTCTTCACTTACCACCTTCTTTGTTTTCTTAGCTTTAGGTTTTGGCTTTGCATCAGCTTGAATCTCAAGTCTTACATAGTCTTCAACTGATTGATGACGCAAAGCTTTCTCTGCTTGCTCAATAGTTTCAAACTCTTGCAGTACTTTGCTGCGTGTTACGTCTACTAATTTGTAAGTCATTGATTCCTCAATACGATTTGATCTAATTTATTTTCGATGCGTATCATGTGATCTTCCATGCGTTGCACCATTACTGATAAGTCAGCTTTGGATACATAGTCTTGAGCTACGCTTAATTCAATAGCATCTATTCGTCTATCTAGACCGCTGATACGGTCATGTACATTATTTATTCGGTTGTGTAGTCTGTTATTTAATGCTGCTCCACCGCCTATTAATGCGACAAGAGCAGTTATTGCTGCTTCCATTATTCGAGGGCAACGATTGGTACGATGTCATTACATAAAACTTCAACACGAGATCCAGGTCTAAAAGTAAATCCTGATTTCATTATTTCAGTACACTTCAATGCTCTAACTAATTCATAGTCAAGACGCATCTTAGCTTCATGTTTACGGGCGATAGCTTTACAGGTTTCTATCATGCCACCATCTAGTGGCACTGAAAAACTGATTTGTGCTCCCCAATTATTATTTTTGATGTAACTATCTGGATTCATCGGGGTTGTATCATTACCCATATAAAATGGTGACAGCTGCATAGTTGTACCGTTACAGCTGTTATTACCAGAATAGTATTGTCTTGACGGTGCTCCATTATTTTGGAATTGTACCGCCTGATTAGTTACGTTACCTGTAGCTGCTGCCACAGGATTTGATGTATTTTGTACTTTAGGATCTTCTGCGTATGCAGGTACTACTGAGAGAAGATTGATAATGAGGTAGTAGTAGAAAGCTGTTGAATACTTTCGTCTACATTGATTGACTCGACTATTCCGGCTCCCCTGTTGACCAATTCCAGTTGAAACTGTTCCCCAGAGTTTGTTAGCGAATAAGTTGTAGAGGGATCGACAATATCCCCACTTGGTGTTACGTTTGTTCCTGACCATGATGAATAATCCCCACCATAGATCTCAGTCGCAATTGTTCGATCAATATCAATGGTGGTAGTAGTAGTAGATTGCATTGACCCCTGTGTAAAGTTAGGGGTGACACTTTGAGCTGCTGCTGGACTAGCCAACATTAAAAGTAATAGTAAGCGTTTCATTCGTCTTTCTTTTTAGAATCAGATGATTTATTGTTAGACTTATTGTTTGATGTAGTTAAACCAAATGTAGCGAGTGCTCCTGTAAATATAGAAGCAGGGAAAGTTATGTCTCCACCAACGCTTTTTTTAAACATAGGTAATTCTACATAGTTTAGAGTAATAATAAAACCACTCCAAACTACAACACCTAGACGTACAAATGTACCTAGGATCTGAAGTTCGTCTTCTGTGTTTTCTTTTACTTTAGCTAAGAAGTTTTTGGGTTTTCCTCCGGCTTCTTCTTCTTTAATTTGCTCCATGCTGTTTTAATAATAGGTTTAAAAAGTGTAACTAGATATTTAAACAAAGATTGACCTATTAATGTGGCACCTACTGAAATAAATGCAGTAGTTGCTGCAGTAGTCATGATCGTTGTTGTAGGCATTGGGACTTCAATGTCCGTAAATGGTACTTCTATGATCTGTGCTTCTGGTGGAACATAAGGTTGAGTTGGTGTAACAATAGGATCTGTATCCTTTGGTTCTTCATCATTATCATCACTGTTAATTCCTTCTATACCAGGCGGTGCCCTAAGCGTGTTAGGGGGCACTACAAGCGGTTTGTAGGTGGGTATATCCGCTTTCGGGGCATCTAGTATAGGACCGGGTAATTCCGGCGCTTCAGGCAGCTCTGGGTAGGGGAAGACAGGTATCTCTTCCCATTCCATTATTTAGTTGGAAATAATCCTGCAGTAACAAAAGCAACTACTTTGTCATCGATATCATTATCAGTTGACTTAGCATATGCTTTTAGAAGATCAAGAATAAGGAATTTAACCTTTTCTGACTTCATGAATGAAAATAAAATTGGACGGATAAGAGTAATCATAATTAAGACCAAGGAAGACCAGATGCTTTAGTAGGAGCTGCTTGCTCATCAAGTTGTGTTTGAAGTGCTGCTTCAATTTCAGTTACTTTTTCTTCAGTAAGAAGATCCTTTACCCAACCAACAACTGTCTCTTCAGTGAGATCAGCAAATGGTACTAGAGTGTCAGGACGTTCCAAACCAATAGAACCGTAGGCACCTGAGCTATAAGTTTCATCAGTAGCATTAATAGTGTAATGCGCTGTAAATACATAACCGTCAGCAGTTTCGCGGTCAAGTGAAGCAATGTTCCAAGTAGTAGTTGTAGCCATGTTTATTAATTAGTTAAAATAAGAGTGAATAATAAAATTGCCCCGCTATGACACGGGGCGGGTTGCCGCTAGGCGATACCAGCATCGGTGAGGCGCTGTTCAAGGACTTCAATCTTTGCGATTGCTTCTTGTAGTGCTGCTGTTAGCAACGGCACAAGCTTGGATTGATCTATGCCTTGGTAGACAGGATTGCCTTCGTCATCAACTTCGTCTTTCGTTCCAGTGGCACATTCAGGGACAACAGCTTGTGCTTCGTGGGCAATAAAACCATCAACCGTTTTGTCAGGATCTGCGAGGAAGTTGAAGCGGTGAA